GCACTTTTGCAGCGTGATGATGGCAAGCTGAACAATGAAGCTGTCCACAAGGATGCCTTTGACCAGGACAGTCTAGCCCTCATAGGACTTTCCGGTTATACGCTTAAAGGTGCATGGGTAGCAGCAACGGCTTATGTAGTAGGTGATTTAGTAACGAACAATGATGCAACGTATGTTGTTACAACAGACCACACTTCCGCATCCACATTTATATCTACCAACTGGATATTAATTGCAAACTCAGCAATTGAGACCACAGGTGCATCGGTTAATACGCATAGTGGTACAGGCAGCCAGACAGTTTTTTCAACGACTTTTGATTATACTGGTGTTACTGACATACAAGTTTTTGTAGCAGGTTCATTAGTTGCCACGAATCTTTACACAGTTGGAACGAATATCATCACCTTCACATCAGCTCCAGCTTCAGGGACAAACAACGTCATCATCTGGGGTGATGCAGTAGTTTCCCAGACCGGAGCAGCAGCAACTAAAGGTTATCGTGACACCACGAACAACCATAAGATAACGGCAGAACGCTGGTCAGATAAAGTAGATGGTTCAGTAGTTGATGCAGAGACTTCAGTTGATTCTTCCGAATATTCCGCAAAAGCGTATGCACAGGGAGGTACAGGAGTAGATATTGTATCTGGTTCTGCAAAGGATTGGGCCACGAAAGCAACAACTCCTTCAAGTACAGCCGCAGATGCATCCGCAAAGGAGTGGGCTACTGGAGTATCCACGCATAAGAATGATGCATCAGCCAAAGAATATGCCACTTCTCCACAATATAATTCAGTAGAAGGTTCAGCAGAATATAGTGCAAAGCACTATTCTGCACAGGCAAAGGATTGGGCAACAAAGATTGATGGTCAGGTTCGTAATGATGCCGATGGTGCAAATGTAGATTATTCTGCAAAAGAATGGGCAACCGACACAAATGCAGATATAGGTTCAGCAAAAGATTGGGCTACTGATACAGCAGCAATAGTTGCTTCAACTGACTACTCATCCAAGGAATGGGCAGCAGGACAACTGGCAGCCAATACTAATGGATCAGCAAAGCAATGGTCTATTGGTGGAGGAGCATTTGTAGAAGGAACAGCAATTACAGGAAGTTCTTATTCTGCAAAGAAGTATGCATCAGATGCAGCCACTTCTGAAGGTAACGCAGCCACTTCATACGACAATTTTGATGACAGGTTTTTGGGGCCACACACAACTCCACAAAGGGAGGAGGGTGTAGGGAACATTGGGAAGGATCACGATGGAGATGCCCTGGTAGCAGGAGCTATGTATTTTGATACAACGCTCACAATAATGAAGGTCTGGTCTGGTTCAGCATGGCAGAGGATGACTCCAACTTCCTCAGATCAAACCAACATCAATACTTTAAGCACCGACCCTTTAAAGTCAAATATTACCAAGGTTGCAGATATTGATTCAGATGTAACTAAAGTGGCAGCTTTAGGTACTAATGGAATAGACGTAACAACTGTTGCGTCTTTAGGGACTGCCGGGGTAGATGTTAGTACGGTGGCGGCTTTAGGTACAGCCGGAGTTGACGTAAGCACAGTTGCAGATTTAGATACTGAGATTACATTACTTGGTACTGCTGCAATGGCTCATGCTACTACAGGTAATCTTGCTAAACTTGGTGCAGGATATGATGGAACTGCATCCCAAAGTGGTACAACTACTAACTTGGCACAGATTAATACAGTAGCAGCAGGTATAGCTAATGTTGATAACTTTGCTAATCGTTATCGGGTTGCTGCTAATGCTACTGTTCCGACAACAAGTCTTAATGCTGGTGATCTTTATTTCAACACGGATACTAATGAATTAAATGTTTATGATGCTACTGAGGAAGAATGGGCAACTGCCACACCAAATCAAGCTGATCTGGATGCTATTAATATAGTTGCAGGAAACTTAGTTTATCAAGAGGATTTAGGTCAAATAACTGATGCTGTGACCACAAGTTCTGGTACTTCTATATCTAATGTTGCAGCAATGGAAGCGGAGATAGTGCGTTTAGGTACTGTTCCAATGTCAACTGCAACTACAGGGCATTTAGCTCGATTAGGTACTGCAGATACGGTTGCAGATATGGTTATACTAGGTACAACTGCTGCCGTAGCAGATATGGCTGCATTAGATGGTTCTGCTGCTGATATGGCGGTATTAGGTGCAAGTGGTGTCGCTGATGATATGGAAACCTTATCTGCTTCTGGTGTTGTAGGGGATATAGAAACAGTTGCAGACAGTATTGGAAATGTAAATAGATATGCAAATGAATATACTATAGGTACATCTGCTCCAGGTTCACCAAGTGCAGGAGACTTATGGTATGACAGTAATTCTGGAGTGGATGTAATTAAGTATTACAATGGATCAGCATTTGCTGCAATTACTACTGGAATGTCTTCTCTAGCAACCGATACATCTCCAGCATTAGGAGGAGCATTAGATGCAAATAATTATAACTTCACCGAAGTAGGCACTATTAGTGGTGATAACCTACAATTAGATTTTGGATCAGTAGCATAAGGATAAAAAATGGCTAAATTATTACAATTAAGACGAGGAACCACTTCTCAGCATTCCTCTTTTACAGGTGCAGTAGGAGAAGTTACAGTAGATACCGATAAGGATACTGCTGTAGTTCATGATGGTTCAACTGCAGGAGGATTCCCTTTAGCAGCAAATGCTAGTCCTACTTTTACTGGTTCTCATATAGGGATTCCTTCTGTTACAACTGCAAACCTACCCGGAGCTTCTGGAGGAACAAATGCTTCTCAGACTGCAACCAATGGTATGCTGGTATATAACAGTACACTTGGAATAATGCAACAACGTGCCGGTGGAGTCTGGTCGGGAATTACCATCTTAGTCCCAATAATCACAGGTTTTGAATACTCAGATGGTGCAGCAGCAACCGCAGAGAAAACTGTAGTAGGACTTGTCTCAGTTAGTTGTACTACTCAGACCAGCACTACAGTATTAGTGCCGGGAGCATCACTTGGAATACAAGTAGGAATGGTAGTAGCTGGAACAGGAATACCTGTTGGTGCAACTGTTGTATCAGTCATAGAAGATACCTCTTTCGTTTTATCAGCAGCCGCAACAGCATCGGCAACTGTAACCCTAACATTTGGTGGAGCAGTAACCATCACAGGTACTAATTTCGATTCTATTCTTGGAGGTAGTGTTGCGAACGTTGCAGTAACTTTTGATGGGACTTCTGCAACTTCAATTTCTGTCAATTCAATAAAAACTATAATAACTTGTACTCCACCAGCACACGCAGCAGGAACCATTACATTGTTAGTTACAAATGGCGATGGTCAATCTGCTTCAACAGACTTTATCTATGATGAAGAAGCAATATTCACTACTGCCGCAGGATCGTTAGGTAGTTTTTTAGATGCAACTTACACAGCAAATGCTGATGCACCAAGAATACAAGGTACTGAAAATAGTGTTGCACTTACAACTGGTTTCCAGAGAGTAACAAGTGCTTTTGATGATACTGTAATCACAACAACCATACAGGGTTTGACTGTACTAACGAGTGGATACCTCACAGGAACATTATCTGCTACTGAAGGTACAACATATCCCTTCTATGCAACAGCAAAGGATAGTCAAAACCAGAGAACTGCACCAAGACTCTTCAATATAATTTCTCTCCATCCGATAACTGGTGGAAACACAATTAATACCGATGATTGGGTTTCAGGTTATAAGTTCCATGTATTTACTGCTGATGGATCATTAACTGTTAATGTTGCTAAAGACGTAGCTATTTTAGTTGTTGGAGGAGGAGGTTCAGGTGGAGCATATTATGCTGGTGGTGGAGGAGCAGGAGGATTAGTTTATGATGCCGTTTATGCAGTTACAGCTAATACTTATGATATGGTTATTGGTAACGGAGGAGCCGCCAGCACGGGCGGCACCGGAAGCGGCACAATAGGAGTTACTGGAGGAGATACTACAGTTACAATTAATAGTGGTTCATCCTTACAATTTACTGCTAAAGGTGGTGGTGGAGGTGGTTTTGAAACTACCAATGCTCTTGAAGGAGGATCAGGTGGTGGTACTGGTTATTTGGGAACTTATGGCGCAACAACTCAAGCCGGAACATCACAGCATGGTGGTGTAGATGTTAATATAGGTTACATTGGTGCAGGTGGTAGTGGTACTAGTGGTTATAATGGTGGTGGAGGCGGAGGTGCTGGAGGGGCAGGAGTAGCCGGTTCTAGTTCTGGTTCTGGTGCTGGTGGATTAGGTTATAATGCTAGTGCAATATTTGGAACAGCAGTAGGTGAAGGTGGATTCTTTGCCTCTGGTGGAGGTGGAGGTTGGACAGTAAACAGTCCCGGCCTAGCGGGAGGTATAAGCCAGCCCGGTGGAGGAGGGGCAGGAGCAACTGACGTTGCAGATGGAGAAGCTGGTCAAGCAAATACAGGAGGTGGTTCTGGTGGAGGTGGTCAAAAAGCAGGATACGAGCAATCTGGTATTGGTGGTTCAGGAATAGTAATAGTTAGATACGCAATATAAAAGGAAACAAACATTGAAAATTAGGAACACAACTCCGGAATTACAATGCAAAGTATGTGGAGAAGAGATTATAAATCCTCCAGGGAAGCTGCAGATAAGGAAAAAGTATTGTTCAGAGGATTGTTATTATAAAAATATGAAGGCATACCAGCATTTTTATTGGCGTTCTCACCAGAAATGGCAGCCAAGATCGTAAACTCTGAGAGAGAAAAATGTCCAGTATTATTCAGAAGTTCAAGGATATGTTTTCCCAACCTTCTCTATCGGATCAAGATAGAATAGACAGGTGGCATAAAGAAGTTGAGGAAGCAGACAGGTTAAAGGAACTGCATCGTCAGTCTCGTAAACAGACTGGTAAAAAAAGAAAACGATATGTCAGTTAACGGAACAATGTCTGCAGTTGCGGAGCATTCCTTAGTAAAGGCTGTCACGCCATTTATAGTTGCAGCATTAATAGGTTTTTCAGGCTGGATATTCAGTTCCGTAATGTCTCTCCAACAGGAAGTTAAACTGCTAAAAGACGGTAGCATACACAATCTTGAACAAAAAGTGGATGGTTTGGCAATTAAAATTGACGAGATGCATAAGACACTGACTGATTTAAGGATAGCGGTTGGAGGCCTGGAGAGGGGAGGCCGTGATCGTAGAGACAGTGCCGAACTTTAAGTTAATTTTAATAGGAATTTTGCTATCTGGTTGTTCCGCAGCATCAGAAGTTAAGCTCGGATTTTGGGTAGATGAGAAGCCGTATCGAGGTACTTTGGAGAAGAATCGGAACAATATCAAACCATACTGGCAGTGTGTTGAAAACTTTACACCATATAAAAATAAGGAGTGTTGAATGCCGTTTTTGATACCAATTATAACTGGAACAATTAAAGGAATGCTGACAACATTTTTTACCCAAAAAATGGTGGAAGAGTTGATATTCCAGCTTTTACGTTACGCTGTCTCCAAGTCATCCAACAAATTAGATGACCAGATTCTGGCTGCGTTTGAAGAACAACGTAGTAAATAGCACCAAACAGGTACTATTTTACTGCGGAGAACATTTTGTAAGTTTGTTTTAGCAGGAATAACTATGTGGATCACGAAAGTACCTAATTTTTCGCCAAATGAAATGGCTTGTAAAAATTGTTCTTGCGGTGGTGAATCCCACATGAATGAAGAATTTATGGTGAAACTGCAGGAACTGAGAGATGCCTGTGGATTTGCCCTTCCAGTTAATTCGGGGTTCCGTTGTTGTAATTCAAAAGGCAATTCAGATGGGATTTTCAGTAGGTATCCAGCAAAGGGGAGAGAGTCGGTATGTCCATGTTGATTCTAAGATTCGCAAGTCTGGAAAACCAAATTTGTGGAGCTATGCATAAAATGAAAACGGAGATCAAATTTGTACTTGAGAATTCTGACATTGAGTGTGATTTTCTTCCTGATTTTGTCGTGTCAGCCAATCACGCAGATGAAACCCAAGTTTCATGGCGATTATCAGACAACCGTTCTGAGATCGATGTGGGCGTTTTGTTTCCAGGCGTTTCAAAGGGAATCCCCATACCTTCATCCAGACGTGATCGGGAGGACTTGTGATTGCTATGTTGATGAAATGAGAATGACTCATTCCCAAAAAAAATTAAATACTCTCAGTGATAATGAGAATAATAAAATGGGTCAGCAATTAATCAGAGTTTGTAATCCAAAAACAACAAAGAGTATTAACATCTGATGAAGATTGGTATTGCAAAAAAAATTGTTTGTGAAGTTGAACGATACCCGATGCAAGCCCCATTTAAACTTGTAGATGAGAACCTACAGATGCAAGCCCCATTTAAACTTGTAGATGAGAACCTACAGAAAGACCAATGGAGAAGTTATGTTTTGAGTAAACTGGATGATCAGGAAAACATTCGTGAAATAGTTGAAAAACATCCATATAAAAAGGAATCACTTTTCAAGGGTCATAAGGTGGATGACCTGGAACTCAAGAGAAGGCTAAAAATAGTAACAAACGGAGAGATTGATGGAACTTGTTGAAGATTTAAAGGTAGATGATAGAAAGTGGGGAATAAGTAAACTGGAGGAAATAGACCGCCAGATTGCTGCAGCAAAAAGACAGAAACTGGCCCTGGAATGCAAAACCGATTTATTAAAGTTCATTAAGTTTACAATGCCGAAACCTAATGATCATAATAATATTGATAAATCAATATTTCAGGATGCAAAGCATCACCGGGCAATTGCAAAAGTATTGGAAGAGGTGGCAAGGGGGAAAATAAGAAGGCTGATAGTCACGCTTCCTCCCAGGCATGGAAAGTCGGAGATGATCTCACGGAGATTTATCCCCTGGATGATGGGTAAGGACTCATATAAGAATGTAATTTTTGCTACATATAACGAAGATTTTGCGCAAGATTTTGGTGCTGACTGCAGGGCAATTATGTCAACCACTCAATTCCAGCAGGTCTTCCCGGATTTCGCATTCAGGCAAGGTGGAGCCTCAAAATCAAGGGTGCAGACAGAAAATGGAGGCATGGCAGTTTTCGTGGGTCGGGGTGGGTCTATTACTGGTCGTGGTGGAGATGTTTTAGTTGTTGATGATCCCATCAAAGACAGCGTGGAGGCATTGTCTCCAACACTCAGGGAGTCCTTATGGAATTGGTTTACACAGGTATTTATGACTCGCCTGATGACAGAAAGAAGTTCTGTTGTGATTGTGACTACACGGTGGCATGAGGATGACCTGGTTGGAAGGCTGACTGATCCATTGAATCCTCACTACACTGAGGAGGAGTGTGCAAAATGGAAGATAATCAACCTCCCGGCAATAGCCGGGGAGGATGATCCCCTGAAAAGAAAAGAAGGAGAAGTTCTCTGGCCTGAGAGGTTTAACAGGAAGTTCCTGGATGACCAGAGGAATCTTGATCCAAGGGGGTTTTCGGCACTTTACCAGCAACAGCCCTCACCGGAGGATGGTGATTTGTTCCAGAGAGATAATATTCTCTTTTATGAAAAAAGGAACTTACCGAAAGATTTACGGATATATGCTGCATCAGACCATGCAGTTGGAATCGATAAAACACGCCATGATGCAACATGCATAATTATTGTAGGAGTTGATGAAAAGGATGATATTTATGTTATTGATGTCTGGTGGGCAAAACAACCCTCAGATGTAGTGGTAACGGCAATGCTGGAACTGATCCAGAGACATAAGCCTTTAATTTGGTGGGCCGAAAGAGGGCATATTACAAAAGCCATTGGGCCGTTTCTGAGAAAGCGGATGTTTGAGACTCAAACCCACTGCAGGATAGAAGAAGTGACACCAGTTGCAAATAAAGTCCAAAGGGCACAGTCGCTTATAGGCCGGATGGCAATGCAGAAAGTATATTTTCCAAAAGTATCATCATGGGGAATAAGGGCAGTTGATGAACTACTCAAGTTTCCAAATGCAAGGCACGATGATTTTGTGGATGCACTTTCATGGGTTGGATTGGGGTTAGGTGAACTCAATGCACCAGGTGGTAAAAGAATACGGAAGACATCTCCCAAAGTGGGAACATTGGCGTGGGTTAAATGGGATTCTAAATTAAGAGATGAACAATTGAGTTTTACACAAACAGGTGGTTTTTAAATGGCAGAATTAGATTTAGAAATGGATGATCTGGATGTTTCTGAGGATGAGGAAAACACCCCGGAACCTACCCAGAGAAGACAGAACCTTGTTAGTGAATTACAGTCAAGGGTGCAGTCTGCAAAATCGTTTCATAAGAAGGCTTTTGAACAAATGAAGTCTGATATGGAAGCTGCATACAAGGGATATGCAGATAAAAGCTGGGATGATGAAAAATACGTTGCAAATATCCTCCAGAGGCATGTTCACCAAAGGACTGCGGCCCTCTATGCCAAGAATCCAAAGCCTGTTGCCCAGAGAAGACGTAAGCTGGATTATAATATATGGGATGGAGATGAAAAAACACTGGCAATGGCTCGTAGTGAGGTTGATGCGGCACAGAAGCAAGGATTCCAACCTTCTCCGTTTTCAATCCAGCTTGTGCAGGAGTTTGAACAAGTCAGGGAGCAAAGGCAGATGATGGATAAGGTCTCAGAATCACTGGAACTGCTTTTTAATTATTATATGAATGAGCAAAGACCTACCTTCAAGTCCCA